TTATATCGAGACTTATTAAGTCACTTTGAACTTCTGACGAACATCGCAGATTCCCTTTACCAGAAGCCTGAATGTTAAATTGATCGAGTTGATCTACTGGCCTGTCACCGATAACATAATTGCCAGATGTCTGATATATCTCTAGCGACACCCTGTTTCTACCAGGATGTGTTCCGGACGGAGTCGAATAACTGAATGAATCTGTGCAAAGCAACAGCTTTCCGTTAACAGTATTGAGTCCACCTGTAATAGTGCACCCTCTTAAACACTCTCGAGAATTTAAATCTTCGACAGTGTTGCCAGTTCCAGAAATAAATAAGCCATCGTGGCTGTTATATGAACCGTTCAATCTGGCCCTGCCAACGTAGTTGTTGTTACCTGTAATTCTCAACACATCATACCCGGACGTTCCGGTTAGCATTGCGCCACTCATCGTTGATATGTTGTTATGATCGCCAGAAATTATTACCCCATGGTTTGATTGCCCTCCAAAAATAAGCTTAATCTTATTAATTTGGCAATCTGAAGAAGCTACCTCACTATGCCCTCCGTCGACAATAAGCGTATTGATATTTGTAACTGCACCAAAATAACTCTCCGAGTTAGAACCGTCTAGTCCATTAGCATAAGTATGCAAATGCGTAAGTTCTGAGATATTACCATCATAAACTTCTTCAAAATATTCATTTCTAAAACCCCACTTATAATTGTATGAACAAATTACTGAGCCTATAATTGTATTATGAGGCCCCCTATACACCCAACCACTACCAGTTACTGAGTTTCGAGAAATAACCTGATCAATCTCCCCCTCTTCCTGACTTTCTGGCGATGTCGATCCGAAATTTGGTGAGTACTCAGTATAAAGGTTATTACCTCGACATCGATACACAAAAAAAACTTTCAGCTTTAAACGCGGCCCGTATAGCTTAACGCCTTCTCCAGATGTCTGATTTTCACCATTCCCGTCAATCATAATGTTTTCGAAACCGAAATTATAAGGGCATAATGGATTTACAGCGGTTTCCCCTGTTAAAGTTAGGCTATCAAAGTTCTCTGACTTTACGGGGTCACAGTTTGATCCATCAGCTAACTTAAGTATTGTTGCAGTGTCGCCACGGCCTTTGATGATAACATTTCGACGGGGGATTAATGTGCTGCTAAATTCAATGGTCCCCGATTCTACAACTACAATGCCGCCACCGAAAAACCGAGACTGCACATAGATAGCCGAATTTATTCCATCAGCGTTTTGTGCTGGTGTAGATGATCTCGACACTCCAAACCATTCGCTATTTAAAACCCCGCCAGAACTTGATCTGAATAAGACAGCCACGCTAGGTGGAACACCATCCATAGCAACGTAAACACCCTCCTCAGTATCACCCGCTACCTGCGCAGAGAAATCTCCATATACAACCACAAAGTTACCAGATCGGCCGCCAGCGGATAAAAAGAATACCTGCCCTGGGTATTGTGGAATGACATTTTTAAGTTGAGCCAAACTGGTGCAAACCTTCTTATTGCTTACATCCTGATGCGGCCGCACTTTTTTATCGGTGATATCCGCCAGCGCGGTGGCACCGGCTGTGTAGTCGGCTGGAACAATCCACATAGAGTTATCAGCCGGGTCCGTCCATACATCGTTTGCTTTGTATGCAGTATCAGCAACATGAGCGCCTTTATAGTTTATGGCGCTGTAGCGGCCCAGCAGCGAAACTGCATCAGCCAATGCTGCTCGCCCTTCTGAATCTCTCGCATCCAACATCTCTTGAAATGTGCGAAGGCGACTTGAGATGCTTTTGTGCACTACGCCAGCAGGTGTAGTTACATTATCAATATCAATACCTGACAATATATCTTCAATGGCGGCCAGATTTTCGCCCAGGCGCTCAAGGTCAGCTTTGCTTGGCAATGGCATTTTTAAGATCTCATTGTTTATTTACGTTTTCTTCAACCTGAATGATGAAACCTTCCAGGTCTGTTAGTTGCGCGCCGATATCGATTACTGATGTGGTTAAGCCATCATCGAGTAATTCCAGCTTTTCTATCTCAACATCTACCGCGAATTCCCAGCGGTTGGGGGGGTGATAAACAGCGCGGTAATCACTTATGAATTTGCACGTATGATCGATCAGGCCAGCCGGGGTTTTAAATGGAATTACAAAAGTAACAGCCCCACCTTCAAGTACGTCCTGAACCCAGCCCTCAAACAATTGAGCCTGCTCTGAGTTCATGCGAAAAACTAAGCGTGAGTCCGAAGGAGCGCTAAACCACCGGCGGCGATTTCTTGTTCGCCCAGAGGTCATTTTTATTCGTGTGGTGCCTGATCGTCTTGTGTATCCATGGCCGGAAAGCTGCGGGTACGGCAACAGATGGGCCGGGTATTTTGTGTAGTCGGTCATTTCAGCTTCCGTACGGATTCAGTCGAAACTTACTCATCAGGCGCTGGGTAAAGTCGCCGTCACTATCGATGTCGCGCACCAGTACCTGGGTGATCATTCGCCCCTGATCGTCGGTTGATTTGCTGGTTTCTGTTGTTGTTCCGCTGCTGGCGTTAATGACTTGCACAATCTGATCGCCCGATGATTTACCGGTGCTGGCGTTGCCGTTAGCAATATCAAACAGTTGCTTTTGCTGGCCCATATTCAGGACCATTTCGCGGGAGTTTACGGCGGCGGTGAGGTTGTCGCCGGTGTAGCTTGCGCCAGGGATAATGCCGCCGTTTTCGTATGAGCCTGCGATGGCTGTGCCAGACACTACCCCGATGGACGCATAACCCAGGCCGCGAATAATGCCAGCGCCTATAGGGCCAGCGACGGGGCCCAGCTTGAGCGCGGCGGTTGCACCCTCTTCTGTGCTGGCAATCATGCTGGGAATTGCAGCCATTTTCTGGGCTGCGAACATCGCTTTGTATAATGAGCTACGCTTTTTGCCGACGCTTTCCAGTGCGCTCAGAGTTGTTGAGTTGAAGTTGCTGAGGGCTGCAATATCCTGTTCGCGCTGTCGCTGCTGCAGATCGGCGGCGCGTTTATCTTCCTCCACCCGTTTCTCGGCACCTGTTTTTGCAATGTCGGCCAGGCGCTGTTGGTAAATGGCGAAATTTTGAGCGGTTAGGTTTTGCCACTCTTCTTCCGACAGGTTTTGATTCAGCCAAGCCTGGTCGATTTTATCCTGGCGCTCGGCCATGGCGATGTCTTCGACCTGCTGTTTATCGGCCAGTGACCGGCGAACAGATGCGATTGCAGCTTCATCTGCTGTTTTTTGTTTTGCCAGGCGCTCAGCTTCTTTTTCAGCCAGCTTTTTATCTGCTTCTGCTTTTGCTGCCTCTGATATTTCGCGCTGCTTTTGCTCTGAAGCCAGCTGGGCGGCGGTTTGTTCTGTTTGTTGTTTTTTGCGCAGCTCCTGCAGCTCGCTCAGACGTGCCATTACTCTGTCGTATTCAGAGTTGAGGTTCATCAACTCCGATTTGTTACCGACCAGCCATGACATGACGCCTGTTTTTTCGCCGGAGCCGAGCTGCTTCATTTCGGCCAGTATTTCCTGGCGGCGGGCAAACAGCTGATCGAATTCATCCTGCCCTTTTGGGGCCATCGCGTTATTTACGCGATCCAGTCCATTGGCCAGCGTGTTAAATAAGTCGGCGGCGGCTTCGTTTGCATCAGTGCTGCTAACAAGCCCAATTTTAAATTCGTCCCAGCGCTGACTTAAGGTATCGACAGAGCCAGATAAACCACCTGCAGACGCAGCCCCGGCACCCCCAATTTGGTTTTGAAGCTCTTGTAAAATCAGGCGCTGGGCTTCTGCCCGGTTGCCTGCAGCATCCAGCGCGGTAATTTGATCTTTTTGCTGTTCTGTAAATGACACCCCGGAGCGTTTAAGTGCTGTCAGTCCCTCTGTCGGGCTTTCCAGCGCCTTACCCAGCTGCAGGGCTTTGTCTTTAGCTGTTCCGCCGAATACGGCGGCCATGTCTTGCGATAACACAATTGCTTGTTTAAAGGTGTCGCCGCTAACACTTTTAAAGGTCAGCAGTACGCTTTGCGCCTCGGCTATGCCGTCGACACTGGCGAGCGTGGCCAATGCCACTGCAGATGCCTGCTCCCTTAAATCATCGGCTGTTAGGCCAGCTGCATAACCGGTTGTTTTCAGCAGTTGCTGAACCTGCAGCTGATTCTGCTCGTATTGCTCATACGTGCGCAGTGCAGCGGTCATTGTTGCTGTGCCGGCTGCTATCGCTGCGCCAAAGCCAGCAGCAGCAACGGTCGTGGTGCTGAGCAAGCCAGACACCGATGACAGAGAGCCGGTCAGGCCATTATTGCCCTTTATGCTTTCGCTATATCCGGTGGTGCTTCGTTTGGCTTTGTCGATTGTGGCCGAGTAGCCAGAATCAGCGCCCTTCAGGCGAACGGTAAAGTCAGTGCTTTGTCCCATTGCCGAACATACCTGTGAATATTGCGAATTGTTCTTCTGCTGTTTGTTCGCGGACCGGGCGGTGCACTGTTAGCAGAAAGTCGGAGGCGGTTAATGCTTTGCTGTTTTTGCTGCGGTACATATTGACCAGCGTCGCGGATATCTGGCCGAGCCGCAGCTCGTCGGCTTCTGCTCCAAAGGGTTCTAACTGGTAGAACCGTTCCCACTCAGACAGCAGGCTGGCGGGCATGGTTTGAAGCATTTCGTCGACGTTCCAGATTCCCAAATGAGCCGCTATGCGCAGGGCTGCGCGGCGGGCTGGCTGGTCTTTCAGGGGTTTAGTGTTGGGGCCTGATATTCCTGGGGCGGAGGTGGCAACAGCCACTCAAGGGCGCTCATGCAGCAAGATGCCGAAAGCAGATCATCGACAATACTGCTGGGCAGCAGCGCGAGTTTTCGCAGGTGTTCCGGGTTGTTGTGGTCGTAGAGGTAAAACCCTTTTGAGCTGCGCAAGCTGGCGGCAATTACCTGCAGACGCATCGCCATAAACTGGCGTGAGCGCTCCTCAGCATCGTCAATTTTCATCAGCTCA